AGCTGCTGGCGCATGAACGGCTCGTAGCTCGCCCCGACCTCGGCGGGCGCGGAGAACTTGATGTCCTCGCCCTGGCCGAGCTTGGCGAGCGTACCCGGCTCCCACGTCACGTCCAGATTGCCGTCGACATCGGCCAGGTCATCGGCGCTGCCCTCGAACCCGATGTCGCCCGGCGCCGGCGTCGTGATGAAGCCAGCCAGCAGCTGCGAGACCTTGGCGCGCATCAGCGTGGCATCGTCCATGCCGTCCAGGTCGCGCAGCTTGATCAGCGCGCGGGTCAGCCACGGCTCGCCGCGCACCGCGCCGGGCCGGCGCAGCTCGTAGATGTGCAGCACCTCGCTGGCCGGCACGAACACCGGGATCAGGTCTGCGGTGCCGCCCACCGCCGACCAGTCGTAGGGGTGCTGGCGATACATCAGGTAGGCGGTGCGCCGCCCGATCGGGTCGAACTCGATGCCGTTGCGGACCGTCCGCCCAGGCACCTGGGCCTGGCGGAACTCGTTGATCGGGCAGAACTCGGACTCGAGCAGCTGCACCTGCAGCGGCACGGTGCCCATTTCGCCCGGCGCGCGCACCCGCACGCGGACAAACACCTCGCCGGCCTCGAACATGGCGCGGGTCGCCAGCGCCTGCAGGCCGTAGAAATCCAGCCGGCCGTCGGCGTCGGCCTCGTCGGTCCAGTCGAGCCACAGCTCCGCGAGGTCGCGGTTGAGCCCGGCGTCGGGCGTGCGGAACTGCGGCGTGATGCCGGTGCCGACGACGTTGATCTCGATCACGTTGGCGGCGCGGTCGGCGAGCGGGTTCTTGCGGATCGCGTCGCGCGCCCGACGCACCAGGGTGGGCTGGGCGAAGGTCAGCGCGGCGTTGGGCCCGGCCGTGCTCGACCGCCAGGTCCGCGCCCGCCGCCCGGTGCCCGCCGCCTCGTAGTCGAGCGAGCTGTCGCCGATCGTCGAGGTGAAGGCGTCCACATAGATGCGGGTGCCCTTGATCCGGGCGCGCGAGATGGACACCCTCATCTTGCTCACGGCGCGAACCCCTTCTGGCTGGTCACGCGCACCCGGCGCACCCGGCGCGTGCCCTCGCGCGCGGCGATCTCCTCATCGAGCAGCGCGGCGGTGCGCCGCATCTCCTCGAGCGAGCGGTACTGCACGTCGCGGTCGGCGAAGCGCACGCGGAAATAGCCGGTGGCGATCGCCTTACCCAGCTCCTTGCGGAAGCCCTTGAGGTCGGCGAGCGTCCAGTCGCTGAATGCGGCCATCTCGCCTCCCTCGCAGGACCGGTCCTGCGAAGCGCATCGCGCGAAGCAGGATCAGCGCACCACGCTCGACCGACCGACGATGCGGCGCTTGGGCCGGCGCGGCGCTTCCGCCGGCGGCGGCGCCGCGCCGCCCTCGGCGCGGACACCATGCGCGAGCCGCTCCGCGACCCGCGCCGCCAGCGCGCCCCAGCGGACGTTAAGCGAGACCAGCGCGGCGTAGGCGTAGACCATGCAGTCCAGCGCCTCGTTGCGCTGGCTCGGGTCCTTCTCGTAGACCCGGGCCGGAAACCCCTTGACGTATTTGGTCACCACCCGCTCGGCGGCGAGCTGGGCGTAATACTCGGCGTCGAGGCCGGCGGCGAAGTGGACGTAGCCTGGCCCGGGCGCGGTCACCTTGAGGCGCGCCAGCACCATGTCCTTGGCCGCGTCGACCCCGACGATGAACAGGTGGACCCGCGCCTTGTTGTTGCGGCTCGCCCGCTTCGGCCACACCGTCCGGCCCGCGCCGGCCGCGCCCTTGATCGCGTAGACGCGGCGGCGGAAGCGCGGCACGCAGAAGGCATAGGCCGTCTGGGTGTAGTGGCCGGCGGTGTCCAGGCACGCCGCCGCGACCGGGATCAGGCGGCCGTCCTCGCTCTCCCAACGCTCGAGCAGGTAGGCGTCGAGCTCGGCCCACAGCGCGTCCGCGCTGGGGTCGCCATAGACGATGAGGTGCTCCAGGACCGCCGCTTCCTCGCCGACGCCCCAGCCGATGCGCGTGATCTCGACGCGGTCGTCCTGGAGATCGATACCGCAGGTGATCAGCAGCACCCACGCCGGCGCCTTGGTCCACGCCTCGCCGCGGCCTTCGAGCGCGTGCGGATCGAGCCGCTCGGCGTCCTGCTCCCAGGCCTCGCCGAGCGAGGTGTTGATGAACACCTTGAGCGTCTCTGGGTGCCGCTTGGCGGTCAGGAAGGCGCGCGCCATGTCGCCGAGCGCGACCCACGAGGAGTAAATCTCGTTGAGCGCGAACCCGGCCACGCCGTCGCTCTCGGCGGTCGGCTGCCAGCGGCAGCGGGCGACGTAGCGCCAGCGCTCGGCGTCGGTCCACAACGAGCCGCAGCTTTCGCACATGTATTGGGCCAGGTCCGGCCGGTTCTCTGGCCAGCGCACGCCGCTCCACAGCAGCACCTGCTCGTGGCCGCAATCGCCGCACGGCACCAGGCAGACCCGCTTGTCGCTCTTGTCGTGCTCGGCCTCGACCTTCGACGTGCCCTTGTTGGTCGGTGTCCCCGCGATGACGATCTTGCGGTTCCAGAACGCGGTGGTGCGCTTCCGGGCCAGGCTCAGCGGGTCGCCTTCGGTTCCGGCCGACGGCGGGTAGCGGTCGATCTCGTCGGCGAGCAGGATGCGGATCGGACGCGCCGACAGCGCCGCCGGGCTGTTGGCGCCGATCAAGGTGATGTGCCCGCCAGGGAAGGTCTTCTCGCGCAGCGTGTTATGCGAGTCGCGCGACCTCGGATCGCTGATCTTGCCGCGCAACGCCGGGGTGTCGCGCACCATCGGCGCCAGCCGGTCCTTCGAGAACGCCTCGGCCAGCTCCAGCGTCGGTAGCAGGCCAAGTATCGGCGCCGGGTCCTGGTCGACGTGGAAGCCGATGATGTTGAGGATGATCTCGGTCTTGCCGATCTGGCTCGACGTCTTGATCACCACGGTATGGATCGATGGGCTCGCCACCGCGTCCATGATGCCGCGCTGGTACTCCGCGCGCGCCGTCGTCCACTTGCCCGGCTCGGCGCTGGCCTCGGGGCTCAAGCGCCGGTAGCGGTCGGCCCACTGGCTGACCGTCAGGTCCGGCGGCGGCGCGAAGGCGTCAACGAACCGCCGGGCGACCCCGACCAGCGCCGTTCGGGCCGGGACCGCTATCGAGCCGCGGCGCGATGTCGAGGCTGGCGATCTCGGCGAGCGCTTCCTTGACGAACGTCTCGATGATGTCCTTGCAGGCTGCAATCGATGTCTCCACCGCGACCAGCGGCGCGGTCTTGGTCGGGATCGCCAGGCACCGTTGGCGCACCGCCATCGCCACCGGCTGCCACGCCTCGTCGGCCTCGTCGGCGGGCACCAAATTGCCGCGCATCCGGTCGGCCTCCATCTCGGCGATGTCGGCCTTCGCCTTCACCAGCCTCTCCTTGTCCGCCGGCGTGCCGCCCGCGACGTCGCCCGCGATCGCGCGGCTGCGCAGATAGCGGACATAGCCTTGCACCACCCCCACCAGATCGTAACGCCCGCGCTGGTCGCGCGGGATGACGCCTTCGCGGGCGAGCTGCTGGAGCCTCCTCGGCGTCAGATCGAGGAGCTGGGCCAGCACCGGCCCGGGATAGGTGGCTCCGACGCCCGGGGGCGGCATCCTTTCCTCTAAGGCGCGAAAAAGAGCCGGTATTTCAAAGTCTTAGGGATGTCGATTTTCCTTCCCGTCCTTGACTGTCTGTGATTGACTGATACTTATCAGATACTTGGAGGCCGACATGCAGATACTTATGAAGTCTATCCGGCCGGATCCAGATCAGCCGCGCCGGCAGTTCCCGGCCGACCATATCGAGGCGCTCGCCGCCTCGATCCGGGCGAACGGCCTGATGCAGCCGATCGTCGTCCGGCCGAACGGCAAGGCCTATCTGATCGTCGCCGGCGAGTGCCGCTGGCGGGCCCACCGGCTTCTCGCCGACGCCGGCGACAAGCGCTTCGCCAAGATCGAGGCGGTTGTGCAAGACCCGCCCTCGACGATCGATCTTCGGGTCCGCCAGGCAGCCGAGAACATCCTGCGCGCCGACCTCACTCCTCTCGAGGAGGCGGGCGCCTTCCGGCAGCTCGTCGACCTGGGGCTTTCGCCCGAGGACGTGGCCAAGCGGCTCGGCGTCAGCCTCGCGCGGGTCGAGACCAGGCTCGCGCTGTTGCGGCTCGAGCCGACCATCGGCCATCTGCTCGCCAGCGGCCAGATCGACAAGGGCATCGCCATCGAGATCGCCAAGCTCCCCGAGCACCGCGAGCAGATGCGGATCATGCACATGGTCCGGCGCGGCGAGCTCGGCTCGTGGCACTCCGTCCGCAAGGCCGTCGAGGCGGTCGCCGGCCAGGTGACCGAGGAATCCCTGTTCGGCGACCTGCCCCCGGCCGCGAGCGAGCGCGAGGTCGCCACGGTCACCGCGATGGAGCGGCGCATCGAGGCCGCGGCGCGGATGCTCTCCGCCGGGTGGAAGGATGGAGAATGCGTCGTCGCCGCCAAGGTCTCTCGCGACCGGGCGCGGTTGATGGCCGACCGGATCGCCGCGCTGCGCTCCGGCCTCCGCCACATGGAGAACGAGCTCCGCCACGTCACCGCCCAGGCCGAGATCGTGCTCGGCGACAACGTCGTCCAATTTGAAAGGACCGCTCAATGATCCCCCCGACCCGCCACAAGCTGCCCGCGCTCGCCGTCCTCTCGGCGCTCCAGAAGTTCATCCGCCGCGGCATGGAGAAGGAGGCCATGGAATGCGCGGTCGAGCTGATGCACACCTCC